ATGAGCCGAGCCAGAACTTTCCGACGCCGCTCCACCATCGGAGCCATCTGGAAGCATCGCGCACGATGGGCAGCCAAATACAAGCGCAATGGCGTCTGGCACACCCCAGGTCACACCTTCACCACGGCGAAACTCGCAGACGAATGGCTGTGTGACGAGCAACGCCTCATCGACCGAGACGAGTGGACACCACCAGCCGACCGCCGCCGAACCACCCGGATCGACTCGACCACCTTCCGAGACTATGCGACGCGCTGGATCGACACTCGCCTCAAGAAAGGCCAGCCGCTCGCAGAGGCGACGAAACACGAATACCGCCGCTACCTCGGCTACCTCGGCGACATCGGAGACGAACCTTTGGCGGCAACAAGCCGAGACGACTGGCGGGAATGGTACAGCAAGCTGTGCCCAGACAAACCCGTCCAGCGAGCACGCGTCTACGCCTTCGTGTGCTCCGTGCTCACCTCGGCCGTGGATGACGAGCTGATCCCTGCCAGCCCCCTGAAAATCCGGGGCGCATCCCGGGCGGTCAGCGACAAGACCAGCCTTCGGCTACCCACCGCCGCCGAGCACGACACCATCGCCGACCACATGCCACCCGACACCAGACTTGCCGTGCTGCTGGCCGCATGGTGTGGTCTGCGCGCCGGCGAGATCATCGCCCTGCAGCGCCGCGACATCGACCTGGAGGCCCCGTCGGTGACCGTCGCCCGGGCCGCCTCCCGCGCCGGGGCACAGTGGATCGTCAAAGCACCCAAATCCGAGGCAGGACGGCGCATCGTCCCCATGCCCAGTTTCCTCGTCGCCGAGGCTAGGCAGCATCTTGACCGCTGGACCGGTCCACGCCAAGGAGACTGGGTGTTCCCTGCCGACGATGGCGGCATGCGCACCCATGCCGGGCTGATCGGCACCCGAGGCGGACGCTACAAAAACGGCAAGCCGAAATACCCCACCCGCTACTGCAAGGCCATCGAGGACGCCGGCCTGCCGTGGGTGACGTTCCACATGCTGCGGCACTTCTTCGGCACACAGGTGACATGGCAGGGCGCAGGACCCAAAGACGCCATGACGTTGATGGGTCAATCCACCATGTCCGCGTGGCAGCGCTACCAGCACACCGACCCGCAGCGGCAACGCGAACTGGCCGCCGCCCTGGACCAGCTGCACACCGGCGACACCACCACTGCTGCCCCGGAGTTTTCGGGTGACCTGCTGGGGCGTCTCACACCAGACCAGATCGCCGCCATGATCGACACCCTCAGCGACGACGAGGCGGCCGAGCTTCTGTCCGGCCTGCCACCGGAACGCCTCGCAGACATTTGGCGGGCAAGACGCACATGAAAAAGAGGACCCGCCCCCTTTCAGGGCGAGTCCTCCTAAGGTCCTCCCGGCCGCCTATCCTCCGAGGTCTGTCATTCCATGAGCAGGCTACACACAGTATAGCGCGATACTCACCTGTTCAGCATGGGCATGTCGGAACGCTTCACCTGCCCTTGGACACCACCAGACGTGTCCTCAACGGCAACCCACTGCAGGTCAGGCACTTCGCCACCAGACAAGCCAAACACTCTCCGGGCGATCTCCCTAGCCTCACTCTTCGACAGGGACTCCTGCACATGAACGGTGACGACACCATCGGCGGTGTCGCGAATCTCCGTGATCGCACATGCCCAATCAGCCTCGCCACACATCTGCGTGAATGACTTCACCTGAAACTCAGCGAGTACTGCTTTTTCGACATCCTTGGCCAAATGCTTCTCGGGGGCCGGCTTCTGGGGCTCCTGTTTCTTCTGGCTCGTCACTCCGGGGCGCGAAGTGTGATGCTTTCTAGCCGACGCCGTAGCCCGAGGCGCATCACTGCTCGTGTCATCCTTGCCACCCTGACAGGACACGATGATGACAAGGAGGATGACCACTGCCACGATGGCACCGATGATCCGTGTCATCTTGGTGGCCTTCTGCTTCTCTTCCGGCGACAGCTGGTCGTAGGCCTCCTGATTCTTCCGCGCCCGCTCCTCTCTGCGTTCCCGGCGCTCCTGTGACTTCTCGCGTTTGGCGGCATCCTCCTCGGCGTGCTTCTCGCGTTTCATCTTGTCCACCTCGAGGCGCTTCTGCTGTTCCTCGAGCTTCTTCATACGGCGGCGATGTCCCACAGTCCTGTCTTTCTCTATGCCTCTATGTAGAGGTCAGGCGTATTCCACGTGTGGTAGATGGTTGGATTCCTCGTCGTTGAGGTTGGTGAGCCGGTCGGTGAGGATGTCCTCGGTGACCCACAGCTCATCGGATGCGGTGGCCATATCGACACCACCAGCCAAGGCCGATGCCACCGCGTCGATGTCGGGCAGGAGACGCCGGGCTGTCACGTCACGGACGCGCTGCTCGGCTGCCCACGTCACATCAGACACCAGACCCAGGTCGATGTGGACGAGTTCGTGGGCAAGGGTGCAGCGGCGCTCCCGGACAGTGAGGCCGGTGGCGATCCAGATGTGCTGCCCGTCGGTGGCACCCAACTGTCCTGGTGGCAGGCCGCCCCAGCACAGGTCGAGTTGGGGCCGGACGGTGAGGTCCGCCCACGGGTTAGGCAGGATCATCGCCCCACTCCTTCTCCATGCGCTCCCGCTCGGTGAGATGGCCAACATCATATGCCGCCATCTTGCTGAAATTGGGAGATTCCGACTGGTTGGGCAGGCGACTGATCTTCGAAGAATCGTCATCCCGCAATGCCGCATTGATCTGCAGCTGTGGATCCATGCCCATCAAGTCGTGACCGTCACCGCTGGTAGCCGTGCGAGCCAGATCGATGGGGTCCTCGACCCCGAGGGTATGTGCCAGAGGAATGAAAATCTCAGGCGTCAGAGTATCGATCCCTTGGCATGCGGCTGCCACATCACGCCGATTTAATCCAGCTGCATCAGCGACATGATCTAAGCCGCCATGCGATGGCAAGGCTTGAGTGAACCATCCAGCGATAAAGCGGGTGCCGATCTCCACGTTTTCAGGTTCTGCCGTGTCGAGGATATGAGCGACCATCCCATCGTTGAGCAGCACCCCTGGGTCGAGATCGAGGGCATGGCACAAAGCGAGGAGGGCTTCCAGAGTGATTGCCTGTTCGCCCTTAAGGCTGTAGAGGACGCCACTCTTGGAGAGTCCGGTGCGTTCCGATAGATCGTCGTATGTGAGCCCGGCCTGCTCGCGCTTCGTCTGGAGTGCAATCGCGATGTAACGCGTCGCAGCGCCAACAGCCTTACGTCTAACCATAGATCTAGAGTCGCAAAATTAGGTCTGATATGTCAACTCCGGTCTACATGTTGTGCTTGGTCTAAAAAGCGACTATGGTTCCTTCCATGAACTCCACCTTAGACACCAGAGAGCTGGCAGCAGCAGAGATTCGCGCCGCCGTAGCTCGCAAGGGAATCCCATACGGAGAGCTATCCGAGAAGACGGGCATCGAACGCACCGTCCTATCTCGCAAGATGCGAGGCAGTACCCCCTTCGGCATTGAAGAGGTCATCTCCATCGCTCAGGTCATTGGTGAGCCACCTATGGCCCTCGTCAACGCAGCCGCCTACTCGGCCATCTCATCTCAGAACGGAGCAGCAGCATGACCAGCAACATTCAGCCATTCACCTACGAGGATCATACGGTCCGCGTCGTCACCATTGACGGTGAACCGTGGTTCGTTCTCGCCGACCTGTGCAAGGTGCTCGACCTATCTCAGCCTCACCGAGTCGCAGCCCGGCTTGCCGGTGACATGAAGGGTCGTACTCGGATGACGACCCCTGGCGGGGACCAGGAAATGACCATCGTGTCTGAGGCGGGCATGTACGAAGTCATCATCCGATCCGACAAGCCCGAGGCGGCAGCGTTCCGCCGTTGGGTCACCTCGGAGGTTCTCCCTTCGATTCGCAAGCACGGCGGCTATCTCACCGATCAGAAGATCGAGGACATCCTCGACAGCCCGGACACGATCATCCAGCTGGCCACCAAGTTGAAGTCCGAACGTGCCAAGCGCGCCGCCTTGGAGGAGCAGGCCGCCATCGACACCCCCAAGGCCAGATTCGCCGACGCCGTGTCCGCATCACACACATCCATCCTCATCGGCGATTTGGCGAAACTGCTACGTCAGAACGGCTACGAGATTGGCCAGAACCGGCTGTTCGAGATGCTGCGCCGCAACGGCTACCTGTGCAGCGCCAAGGGCGGCTTGTGGAACATGCCCACCCAGAAGGCCATGGACCTCAACCTGTTCGAGGTGAAGGAAACCACCATCGTGCATTCCGACGGCCACGTGTCGATCTCGAAAACCACCAAGGTCACCGGCAAGGGCCAGGTGTATTTCGTCACCCGTTTCCTGGATGGTCGGCTCCCCAAAGGCATCAACGACGAGGAGGCGGCATGAGGCTCCCCTGGCGTCGACACCGCGACAATTTCGAAGAGGCCGAAACCGGCTCCTATCCGCGAATACACGAACCGCGATTTAGCTGGTTTCAATTGTATGGGCAAGCTCAGCGGGGAAGCGACGGCGAACCTGTTGTGTATCCGTGGGATCAAATCCCGGCGGCCGGCGATCCACGTCTGCCAGTACTGACCCGAGATAAAAGCGGGCACCTGTTCGCAGTGACATGGACCGCCGTGTCGGGCTGGGTCTATATCGCGGCTCCAGCCACGCCTCGGTCCAACGGTCTGGTGGGGCAACCATGGTGACCTCGACCATGCCTCCCGCTGGGATGACACCTGCCTCGAAGACGGTAAACGGACGTGAAGCATCGGCATGCCATCGACGTGTTTCAACACCATACGCAGGGGCGTCTCCACAGTTCACCAGCTGGAGACGGATAACAGCGACGTCCTGCGATCTCACATTCCAGACATCGACACCGACGCCCTGTGTCACATATCCATCGACAAGCCATTTCACCTGGCCTCGCTGCCACCACTGCAACCACCAGTTGACGAATACAGAGGCCACCGACACAACGGCTGCCACCAAAGCAACCCACGTCTGCCAATTCATGACGACATCACATCACATGGAAAAAGGGGAATCCATCATGACGTACAGCAAGGTGAACTACCACCTTACGTCCGCTTCCCACGGCAACGAACTTGCCGAGGAGGCATCATGAACCGCGAGGAAGCCGCAAACAGTCTCAATACAGCATACGACTCCATCGACCGAGTGTTCGACGAATTGTTTCTTAAACACGACAGCCAGACTGCAACGGATGTCGTCTACCTGCTGGACAGCATCCTCCACCTCATCGAACTTGCACAATCCATGATGGATCGCGTCTCCGACAAAACATGGCAGGAGACGCCATGAAAACCAGAACACCAACCTTCGCCGAGGAGCTGGCCGACACGTATGGCCGGTGGATGACCTACTCTCAGGCGGCGAAAGAACTCAACTGCTCGGCACGCCATCTGCGCCATTTGACGGAGCGTGGACAGCTGGCCTGCTGGACGATCGGTGACACGCAGGCGCTGAGGCTGAAAACCGCAGATGTGGCCGCCCTGATGAGGAGGGTCGCCTGACGTGCTTAACGGATACGCATCCGACATCGTGTTCACCGTCGTGTGTCTCATTGCTCTGGCCATCGCATTGAAGCACACCGACTGACCTGAAATCAAAACTGTTCATACCCCTACAGGGGTGCCTTCAGTGCACCCAAAAACGGAGAAACAATGCACGAATACAAGGATCATTGGACCGCCGAATACATGTACCAAATACGACACATCTGCAATCAGATTGACGATCTGCAGGTGGCAATCGAGAAGCTGCAGTCCGACCTTGACTATGACAATCCCGGCGGCGCATCGAAGCAGCTGGAGGAGTCCTGCCTGCTGCTCGGGGTTGCCTTGGAGGAGCTGTACCGGGTCGACCGGCATGTGCGCAGGGTCATCGACGCGATCTCTGGGGAGGCGTGATGAGACTCAACCCCTGCAGACTGCTGACGGTCGTGTTTGCCGTGTGTGGTCTGGGTGAGTGTGTCATCGGTTTGGCTGGCTGGTTCGACGACCTGCCCCATGCACTGGCCATCGCCCTGTTCTGCACCTTGGCGGCCGCCTGCTGCCATCTGCTGGACCCTGCGAGGCTGCCATGACGGAAGTACTGCACACGGTTGCCCAGTCCGCCCGGATTCACGGTGTGCCTCGGGAGAAGCTGCGGGCCGGTATCCGCCGTGGCCGTCTCACACAGCACGGCACCACCAAGGACGGGGAACCTCTGGTGGCGTCATCCGAGGTGGCCGCCTACATCGGCTCCCGCTGGGCACGCACCGACCATCGCCACGACGACCTGTGGGCACAGGCGATGTGCCGCAAACCCGGCATGGACCCGGAAATGTGGTTCCCCGACGACGCCGACACGGACACCCAGAACAGGGCGATCCGGCTGTGCCACCAATGCCCACTGGCCATCCACTGCCTCGAAATGGCAATGGATTTGGAGCCGCCCGGATACAAAATGCGCTCCGGCATCTTCGGAGGCACCACACCACAACAACGCTACCGCATAGGCCTATCGAGAAAGGACAGGAAATGACCATCAACCATCGCATTGATGCTGAGACAAAAACCCTCGCAGACAATTTGGAGCCGATGGAGCTCGCCACGCTTCACGAGGCCGTCCGTCAAGCCGAGAAGAGCGCAGACAATGCACGCAACCTCCTGTCGCTGGATGACACCCCGCAGTTATGGCGCATGGCGACCTGCGCAGCAGACATGCTGAACCAGCTTGCCCACTATCTCCCTGACCCGGAAGAGCTGGACGAGTCGGATGAGGGGTGCGCGGCATGACCGACATTGACGACCTCATCTCACGCTACGCCGACCTCACCGCCGCCAAAGCAGAGCTTGACGACCAGCTCGCAGCCATCCGCACCCAACTTGCCGAATACGGAGCCGGAACACATGCCGGGCAAACGGGAAAGGTCACCATCACCTACCCGCGCCGCTTCCAGGCGAAACTGGCCGCCCAGGCTCTCGCCGACACACCAGAACTCATCGAAGCCTGCAGCAGCACAACCATATCGGCATCCAAAGCCAAGGCAGCACTGCCACCAGCCCTCTACCAGCGCTGTTGCACCGTCGCCGACAAACCCACCGTCAGAGTGAGCGCCTCATGAAACCACAACCACTGCCACCGAAATGGCAGGTTCCCGATGCCGACCCGGAAACAGTCATGGCTGCCTATCTGGGAACCATCGAAACCGCCATCCGCCACCATCCACGCAGCCTCCAGAAAGCCATCGGCCCCTCCGAGATCGGCGCCGACTGCATGCGCAGACTCGCCTACAAAATCCTCGGGATCGACGAACGACCCTGCGCACCCAACTGGAAAGCCACCATAGGAACAGCCGTCCATGCATGGCTCGAAGGGGTCTTCGACGTTGACGACGGCGGCTCCAACATCAAACGTTGGTACACCGAAACCCGCGTCGATGTGGGTGAGATCCCCGGCCTGGGACACATCACCGGCTCCTGTGACCTGTACGACCGCATGACCGGAACCGTCCTCGACCACAAGGTCGTAGGCCCTGCGCAGCTACGCAAATACCGCGTCAACGGGCCATCGAAGCAATACCGCACCCAGGCGCACCTGTATGGGCGCGGTTGGGTACGGGCGGGGCTGCCAGCCACCCACGTCGCCATCTGCTTCCTGCCGCGCAATGGAAAACTGAACGAGGCCTACCTGTGGCATGAACCATACGACGAACAGGTGGCACTCGACGGTCTCAACAGGCTTGCCGGAGTCGCAGCACTCGCAGCCCGCATGGGCACCGACATGCTACCCCTCATGCCCACCGCCGACCAGTACTGCATCACCTGCCCATTCCACCGGCCCGGATCGGACGATCTGGCCGGAGGCTGCCCCGGTCATCCACGCGACGACCAGCCAGCCACATCACCACTGTCCTTCACCAAAGGAAACACGAAAGGAAAAACATCATGACCAGCTTCAACCTTTCCGGCAACACCGGATCCTCATTCAGCTTCGAAGCCCCCGGCGATTCGGTGAAAGGCCGCGTGGACAATGTCGAGGAGGTTCAGCAAACCGACCTGTCCACCGGAGAACCAGCCACCTGGGACAACGGTCAACCAAAAATGATGATCCGCGTCACCCTGGCCACCGACCTGGCATCCGAGCCCGGAGATGACGGAAAACGTTCCGTGTACCTCAAGGGGTCGAGGAAACCCGAATCGAAGTCGAGTCTGTCTGCGGTCATCGCCGCAGTACAGAAATCCACCGGGGGAACCAACATCGAATCAGGAGGGACCCTCACCCTCACCTACACCGGTGATGGACAGCCCAGCCGCCGCGGCTGGAACGCGCCAAAACAGTACGAGGCGTCCTACACCCCGCCGTCGTCGAACGTTGATCTGGCAGGCGGTGGGCAAACACAGGCCGACCAGGGCAGCCAGAACTCCAACCCTGCACAGCAGCAAAACGCCCCAGCACAAGGTGAGCAGCAGCCTCCAGCCATGACCCCCGAGGTGATGGCCGCCCTGGCTGCAGCCGGAGTCCAGCTGCCGAACAACTGACCATCCCACCACATCACACCGCCGCAGGACCCATCACGACCGGTTCTGCGGCGGTGGCACCTCACAAGGAGGCACACATGACACGCAACAGGGCATCGGCCAAAGCCGCCGGAACACGCTTTGAACGTCTCATCGCCGACCATCTTGCAGCATCACTCGACGACGATCGCATCGATCGACGCGCCAAGACGGGGGCGAAGGATCGAGGAGACATCGCCGGGCTGCGTCACATGGATTCCCGTGTCGTCGTCGAATGCAAGGACTACGGGGGTCGTCTACAGCCCGGCGACTGGACCAGGCAGGCGCAGATCGAAGCCGGGAACGACGATGCATGCTGTGGTCTTGTCGTGGCCAAACGGCGCGGCACCACACATCCGGGCAGTCAGTGGGTCCTCATGACCCTCGACGACCTCATCGGGCTTCTCACCGGTCAGGCGGTGGAGAGATGACCATGACGACACCAGAACGCATCGACGACGCACCAGACATGCTTGCAGCAGCCCTGGCATGGCAGCAGGCCGGGGTGTCCGTCATCCCCGTCGAGACTGGCACGAAACGACCAGCCACCCCATGGCGCACCTGGCAGCAGCGCCGCGCCGACGACAACCAGATTCGTGCCTGGTTCACCAACCGCAACCACGGCATCGGCCTGGTGTGTGGGGTGGTGTCCGGCAACCTCGAGATGCTCGAGTTCGAGGGCCGAGCCATCGACCTGTTCACCCGCGCCGCCGACACCATGGCAGACCACGACCTGTCTGGCCTGTGGAGGCGTCTCCTCGCCGGATGCCTCGAACGGTCCCCATCCGGGGGTGTCCACCTCATGTTTCGTGTCGACGCCCCGGTGGGTGGCAATACCAAGATTGCCCGCCGTGACACGGGCGATGGGCGGGTCGATGTGCTCATCGAAACCCGAGGTGAAGGCGGATACACCGTTGCCGCCCCCACCGTCCGGGATGCCGCCCATTCCTGGAAGGTGTTGGCTGGTGGGCCGGAAACCCTGCCCACCATCACCGCCGACGAGCACGCCGCGCTTCATGCCGCCCTGTCCACCCTCGACGAGATGGAGGATCAACCCGAACCCGACCACACACCCAGCCATGCCCGCCCTGCAGATCGGGGCGTCATCACCCCGTTCGACGACTTCGATGCCAGAACCGATTGGAAGGACATTCTGGAGCCTCTGGGGTGGACAAGGGGGCGACGAGACGGCATGGGGTGGCTGTGGACACGTCCGGGCAAACGGCTGGCCGACGGGCCCTCCGCATCGACGGGACGCACCAAGGAGGACCGTCTATGGGTGTGGTCCACCTCCGTCGATCTGCCCGCCGAAGAACCCATGTCGAAAGCCTGGGTGTGGGCGCACTACAACACGTCAGGCAATCTGTCCGAGGCCGCCAAAAGGCTTGCACAGGCCGGATATGGCACTCCGCTGCCGTCTGGCCCTGCCCTCACCTTCACCCGACGGCAGGGTGGGACAGCCGAGGAGGGGGGCGAGGCGGGCAGCGAGGATGATGTGGTCATCCTCACCGAATCCGGCAACGGTGATGCCATGGCGGCCGCATGGTCGGATCGTCTCAAATGGGTGCCGTCCCGTGGACAGTGGATCACCTGGAACGACACGAAATGGGTGTGGTGCGACGACAATGCCCAGGCTCTCGCTGCTGCAGCGCAGGTTGCCCAGGACATCCCCGCAGACACCAAGGCTGCGGCGGCGTGGAGGAAGCACAGCCTGTCCCGACGTGGACTCGAGTCGTGTGCGAAACTCGCCTCCACCCATCCCGAAATGCGGGTGTCCGCCGATCAGCTCGACGCCGATGCGTTGACGCTGTGCACCCCCGGCGGCCTCGTCAGTCTCACAGATGGCCACATCGATCCTCCCGACCCGAACGCCCTGTGCACCAGGGCCACCAGCTGCACCCCAGACTTCGAGGCAGACACGCCCAGATGGGACCGATTCCTCACTGACACCTTTGGTGGCGATGAGGAGATGATCGGCTACATCCAGCGCCTCATCGGCGTGTCTGCCATTGGGCAGGCCAGGCAGCACATTTTGCCGTTCATGTATGGCTCGGGTGCCAACGGCAAATCGGTGCTTGCCGATGTCGTCTGCCACCTGTTGGGTGACTACGCCTCCACGGCACCGTCTGGATTCCTCATGGCAGGCCATGCCGACGAGTCGGCCATCGCCCGGCTGTCCGGCTTGCGCATGGTGGTGTGCTCCGAGGTCAACAAACGTGACCGGTTCGACGAGGCCAAGGTGAAGCTGCTCACCGGCGGCGACACGCTCACCGCCCGGTTCCTGTACGGCCGACACTTCAGTTTCACACCCACCCACACCCTGTGGCTCATGGGTAACGACAAGCCACGTGTCGAGTCGGGGGGTGAATCGTTCTGGAGACGCACCAGGCTGATCGGCTTCGACCACACGGTTCCGCCCGAGAAGCGCATCGACGATCTCGCCTCGATCCTCATCAACGAGGAGGGGCCGGGGATCCTTGCCTGGATCGTGAGGGGTGCGATCGCCTCTGCGGATGGGTTGGCAGACCCGGATCGTGTCCTGGTCGACACGGCAGCCTATGCGGCCGAGGAGGATCATTTGGCGCGCTTCATGGATGAGTGTGTCGTTTTGGGAAGCGACGGTGGTGGTGCGGTGCGTATCGCCACATCCATCGTGCGCGCCGCCTACCTCGACTGGTGCAGGGAGGAGGGGGAGGCCGAGCTGTCGGCAACGATGTTCGGTCGTGAGATCAGGGCTCGCTGGGGGGTGAGGGTCGTCAGGAGTCATGGGCGGAAGTTCTATGCAGGTCTCAGACTTCTCGACCCCGACGACGCGTCGTCCGATGACGAATCCGGCGAGGACTCCACTGGGTCTCGGGGGAGGTTCAAGCTGTGAGTCAGGAGCCGCTTTTTGGTGTTGACGAACTGGGCACCCAAACTGGGCACCCGGGTGCCCAGTTGAATACCTGTGATGTACACCAAGGCGGGTGCCCAGTGGTGCCCAGTGGTGCCCGATTGCATACTGTGAAGGGTCACCCTAAAAACACTGGTCTGACTAGGGGTGATACCTCGCGGGTGCCCAGTGGTGCCCAGTTTTCTCTATCCAAGTACACATCAAGACAAGTAACTAGTGTTCCTGACAACATGTCGCGCGCAGGGGGAGAGTTTTCCGAAACAGCCCAAACTGGGCACCCGGGGCACCCAGAACCGCTGATTCCGACCACCCTGCGCGCCCTCAAAAACCTCCTGCCGCATCCCGGCTGGAGGGGTGTGACACCCCGCAAGTGCACCGACTGCAAACGCATCGTTCTCGTCGGTGTCGATGCCGACCGGTGCGCAGTGATCGCATGCATCGACTGGACCCCACTCGATGCCGCCACGGAGGCCACGGCGCTGCTGGCAGGACGCCCCACATACGAGCTGCGCTCCGGTCAACCCTGGACGCTCACCAGACGATGGAGCCGTCTCATCGCCATCCACCATCCCGGCGGAAGGGACTGGCGTGGCCACTGGGATGTCGTGCCAGCCCACGTTTGCAGCGCACCACCACTGCCCTCCATCACCTCGGCACTCATGACGCCACCCCCCACTCCAACCGACGACACCTGCCCGTTCTGAATCCACCACCAGGAGAAACCCATGAACGATCCGGTACACCACCCGTCCCACTACGACGGCCCGCCATGCCCGCACTGTGGCGTGCCCGTCGAGACCAGATTCCTCGTCGAGGACATGCCGTTCTTCCGTGGCAGTGCCGTCAAGTACGTCCTGCGTGCAGGGCGCAAGAACCCCGCCCGGGAAACGGAGGACCTGCGCAAAGCCATCCAGTGCCTCGAGTTTGAGATAGAGCGAATGGACCGCAATACCCTCTCAGAGCCACAAAAAGGCCCCTTGGACGAGATTTCAACGCAAGAGGGTAGGAATCATCCTCGACACCGTAGGGCCGCCAGATCGGCGTACAGCACCCATCATCGATGAAAGACGATCGGAGGACATCCATGACCACCCTGTGCACCTGCTGCAACACCCGCCCCGTCACCGACACCTTCGTGTGCACCGACTGCATCGACACCCTGCATGGCCACCTAGCATCCATCGACGCCCTGGCGGGAGAACTCGAGGTCGAACTCACACGCAGATCCCGCAAGACATCCGGGCCCCATGCCAGAAGCTTCGACACCCCACTGCCCTTCAACCAGCAGGCCTCCCTGCTGCTCGATGAACTGTGGGCCATGCTCACGGCCGCCATCCGGGAACTGTCCCTGGATGACCCCACCCACCAACCGGAGGCCACCCTGCCAGCGATGACGGCATGGCTCATCGCCGCCGAACCCACCATCGCCATCCGTGAGGGTGGGGGGCGTATCTGCATCGACGTGGGGGGCTGGTGTGCACGGGCCACCCGGGTCATCGACACGCCCCCCGAGAAGATCTACATAGGCCCCTGCGAATGTGGGGCACCCCTGTACGCAACCCGGGGTGCCACCATTCACCGGTGCCCCACCTGCCACGCCACCTACGACGTCGCTGAATGCATCGAGGCGCGCGAGCAGTTCGCCTCGGATTATCGGCTCACGGCTCGCGAGATCGAGACCGTCACAGCTGGTCGTGTGCGTGCCAAACGTGTCGACAAGTGGTGCGAGCGTGGACACCTGCAGCGTGACGGCTCAGGTCGCATCAGGTTCGGTGACGTGCTCGCCTGTGAAGCCAGACGAGCAGCATGAATGAATATTCGCAATCATGAATCCGTATTCATCGAACGAGCGTGCACGAGTTGACAACGACAGCACTGTCGCATACTCTCATGCTATGTTCGCATGAACTGTGAAGAGAGAAGGAACTCTCGTGACCACATCGCGAACAGGAACAACCAACTGGATCCGCAACGCAGCAACAGCCAAACGCCGAGCACGAGCAGCAGGACTCACACACTGCCCGAGCTGCGGAGTACCGCTGCGATGGGACATCGGCAGAACACCAGCAAGCCCCGAAGCCGACCACATCATTCCGCACTCACTGGGCGGAACGGACCGGCTCGACAACATCCGCATCATCTGCAGACACTGCAACCAGTCAAGGGGCAACGGGGTGTCACGCAAACATCAACGCTTCCGGCGGGTGGAGGGCATCGACCACCGCAACCAGTGGTGACTGGGGGGTATGGCCCTCCCCACGTCGAATCCCGCCCGACCACGGCAAAGCGAAAAATCTCCCCGAGGGATTCCACGATGACCCAGCGGTACTGAACACCGTTAAATGAAACTTTTTTCACAACATTGAATAACCTTGCACGGAGGTGCGACATGGCTTTGAAGCTCGTCACCGACGAAACCCCGTCGCCACGTCGTCGGGTGAAGTCCGAGAAGATCAAGACAGCCTACAAGTCCGGCGACAAGTTGCGCATCCTGGACGCCATGTTCCAGACGGCAGCCTCCATCGCCGAAGATCCCGATCAGGCTGCCCGCGACCGCACGGCAGCACTGAAGTCCCTGGAGTCCCTGCTGGACAAGGCCGAGAAGGCTGGTGCGCTGGCAGGCGCCACTGCCCCGGTGACCCCGCAGGTCTCGAAGGTCCGCAAGGCGGTAGGAGCTGAAGGCTGGACGGGTGTCTGAACCCCACCTGTCCTCGATGGCGAAACACCTCGTCTACCCCGACGGGATCGCCTCGACGGCATGGCCGGTGGCCCGTCAGGTGTGCGAGCAGGCCGGTATGGGCTTCGACCGCTGGCAGGATGATCTGGCCCGCCTCATCCTCGCCCAGGACGCCAATGGCGAGTTCGTCAACAAGGTGGATGGCGTGGAGGTGTCGATCCCTCGTCAGGTGGGCAAGACCTACACGGTGGGCGCTCTGGTGTTCGGTCTGGCTGCGGTGATCGCCGACGGCATGATGATCTGGACTGCCCACCACACTCGCACCTCGGATGAGACGTTCCTGGCGTTGCAGAACCTTGCCAACCGGCCGGGCCTGTCGCAGTACGTGTCGAAGGTGCGCGCCGGCAACGGCAAGCAGGCCTTGGAGTTCACGTCTGGGTCGCGCATCCTGTTCGGTGCCCGTGAGGCCGGGTTCGGTCGCGGTATTCCTGGCGTGGATCTGATCGTGTTCGATGAGGCTCAGATTCTGTCGCAGAAGGCTCTGGATGGCATGGTGCCCACCCTGAACACGTCCGATCTGGGGCTGGCGATCCGTATCGGCACCCCGCCGCGCCCCACCGACCCTGCCGAGGCGTTCATCGAGTTTCGCCGCTCTGCGTTGAAGGGCGACATGGTGGGTGGCACCTATGTTGAGATTGGCGCCCCCGACGATGCCGACCTGTCGGATCGGAAGGTGTGGGCCAGGGCGAACCCCTCGTTTCCCCGCCGCACCTCGGAGGCGGCCATTTTGCGTATGCGCCGCCAGCTGGGTGAGGAGTCGTTCCGCCGTGAGGGCATGGGAATCTGGGACTCCGACACGGTGACGACCGCCATTGACCGTCAGGCGTGGATGGACGCGACGATAGAACGGGCCAGTGATGGACCGCGCTGCTGGGCGGTGAAGTTCTCCGCAGACGGTGCAGCCGTCGGGCTGGGTGTTGCCGTCAAGCAGGACGCCAAACTGATCGTTGTCGATGGTGTGCGTCAGGCTTCGACTGGTGAGGGAACCGGTTGGCTGGTGGACTTCCTCACCGATCCAGACCGGCTCGCCAACACATCTCAGATCGTCGTGGATGGCAAGTCGGGTTCGGCGTGGCTGGTGGACCAGCTGCGTTCGGCGAAGGTTCCCGCCCGCGTCATCTGGACCCCATCGGTGGATCAGGTGACAGCTGCCCATGCGGGGCTGCTTGCCGGACTGCGCGACGGCACGCTGCGACATGTGGACAATGAACTTTTGGACCAGCAGGCAACAACGGTGACACGCCGCAAGATCGGCACCCGTGGAGGGTTCGGCTGGGCGGCACCGCCCGGGTCGGATGCGAGCCTGCTGGATGCGGTGACGTTGGCCCATTGGGGTGCTGCGACAACGAAGCGGCGTCCCGGTCATCGAGGAGGGGTGACGATCCTGTGATGTTCTCCAGTACACCCGTGGTGGCTGGCCTGTCTGACGACGAGCAGCGCACCCTGTCCGACTTGTGGGCCACGTTGGCACGCACGACACCGAAGAATCTCCTGCTCGACACCTACTATGCAGGGCACCGTGCCCTGCAGGACTTGGGCATCTCGGTTCCCCCTCAGATGGCACGTACTCGTGCCGCCCTGGGATGGCCTGCCAAGGCGGTGCAGGCGCTGGCCCGCAAGCATGTCTGGGAGGGCTACACGCTGGATGGGCAGATCGACCCGTTTGACATCGGCGGCATCCTGCAGCGCAACGATTTCACCTTGACCTTGATGCAGGCGATCACGGCCGCCTACAAGCATTCAGTGGCGTTCCTCACGGTTGCCCCCGGCGATGAGTCGGCAGGCGAGCCACCGGTGGTGATGCGTGCCCGCGACGGCCTGTGGACGACCGCCCACTGGAATGCCCGCTCCGGCATGATCGACGCCGCCCTGGAGATCACCGACACCACCGAGCAGGACACCGACATTCCCGGCTTGGTGACATCGGAGCCTTCCCGGTTCATCCTGCACACGCTGGATGCCACGATCATCGCCACCGCCGAGAAGCATGCGTGGTCCGTGGATCGCCTTGACAACCCTTCGCGGCGGATCATGGTGGAGCCGCTGGTCTACTCCCCCGAGATCTCTAGGCCGTTCGGCCATTCCCGTATCTCTCGAGAGGTGCGCTATCTTACCGATGCCGCGGTGCGAACCCTTGTCAGGGCGGAGACCTCGGCGGAGTTCTTTGCTTCCCCGCAGCGCTACGTGCTGGGTGCCTCTGCCGATCAGATGGAGGCGATGCAGGACAGGTGGCGTGCCGTCACTGGTCGTGTCCTCGCCTTGTCTCCCAACGACGAGGGCGAGAATCCGACGGTTGGCCAGTTCACGCAGATGTCGATGGAGCCGCATCTGTCGATGTATCGGCAGCTGGCCCAGAACTTTTGTGCAGCCACTGGTTTGCCTCAGTCATCGGTAGGGCTGTTTGCCGACAATCCGGCATCAGCGGAGGCCATGCAGGCCGCCGAGGTGGCCCTTTCCGATGAGGCCGAGTACCAGTGGAGGGTGTTCAACGGTCCCCTGCTGCGCATCCTGCAGGACGTTCTCATGGTTGCGGAAGGCTTGGATGCCCCACCGGAGGAGTCGTGGAACGTCCACCTGTCGTGGACTCCGGCACGCTATGTGTCTCCGCAGGCCTCCAGCGATTTCATCGTTAAAACCGTCTCTGCGCTGCCACGGGTGGCCGAAACAACGGTTGCCCTACAGCGCGCCGGGTTCACCACTTCGGAGATCGAGCAGATGCAGGCCGAATGGTCGCAGAATGGGCTGCTGAATCGCCTCGCCGATGCCAATATCGATGAACGGTATTTGGCTCAGGCGGTTGCCTCCAGTCCGGAGCAGCCAGCAGAGGATGAACGGTAGTGGGTGTCATCACCCCAGCCGATGTTGACAGGCAGCGCAAAGCCACCACCACCCTGTCTTGGCTTGCAGGACGCGATCTGGCACGTGCCTGGAAGCTCATGGACCCCAGCCGTCCAGAGCAGACCAGGGATGATCTGATCGAGGTCGTGGATGCCCTGGGGGTTGACTACAGCCGACTGTCTGGCGTGGCTGCCGCGCAATGGTATGAGCAGATGCGCAGCAAATCCGGTGTGACGAAACCGTTCACGCCGCGCCCCGAGCAACCGGTCAACCGGGACCGGATCAGGGGAACCGTGAAATGGGCGTCCGGAAGCCTGTGGGGAAGCCACCCGGAGGAAACCGTCGCCACGCTCACGCAATCTCTGGACCGTTGGGTGCGCACCGGTGCATCAGCAACGATCACCGGCAACGCTGCAGCCGACAGGGCCTGCACCAGATATGCCCGGGTGCCGCAAGGCGCGAGGACATGCACGTTCTGCACCATGCTCGCTTCACGCGGCTGGGTGTATGCCAGCAAAGCCTCTGCCGGTGGCCTCACCCGGTATCACCCCGGCTGTGACTGCGCCATCGTCCCCTCGTTTGGCAAGCGCGGATCGACACCGCAGCTGCAAGGCTACGACCCAGACGCCTACCTGGCCTTGTATGAGCAGGGCCGCGCCCGTGCAGGCAGCGGATCAGAGACAGACATTCTCGCCGCGATGCGCCGTGCCAATCCGGACCAGTACACCGATGGTGTACATGCCGACTGACACCTACTGGAACATCGTTCCAGTGGCCCACTAGTTTTCGACCAGCCCTTCACCGTGTGGTGCGAGGGCTGTTTGTCGTGCCCTGCCGCACGGCGGGGCCTCATTGCCGCATGGCACCCATCAACCCGTAGGAGGGGTGACGATCATGTCCGAAACCACCGAGACTGTCGAGACGCAGACTCAGGATGCTGCATCGCAGACCGGCGAGTCCAAGCCTGCCGAGACCGACTGGAAGGCCGAGGCGCGCAAGTGGGAGTCCCGGGCGAAGGCCAACCATGACGCCGCACGGCAGTTGGCCGAGTTGCAGGATGCCCAGCGCACCGATGCTGAGAAGCTGGCCGACGCCCAGGCCACGATCAAACGTTTCGAGGCTGCCGAGCAGCGGCGTAGCTGGGCAGACGAGGTGTCCTCCGACACCGGCGTTCCGGCGAACCTGCTCAGCGGGGACACCTTGGAGGCCATGCGTTCCTCTGCTGAGGCGCTGACCACCTGGGCCGCCGAGACCCGCAAGACGCACCAGGCGATTGATCACACACGCACCCCCAACACATCTGACACAACGTCCACATTCATGCGCCAACTGTTTGGCCGGGACTGATTCGAAAGGGGACATATCATGTCCGTGTTCTCCACCACCAACACAAAGCCGTTGATGCCGCGGGAAATCGCGGCGGGAATGATCAAGGACACCCAAGCGGCCTCCGTCGTCTCGCGGCTGTCCGGTTCCGAGCCGATGAGGTTCGGAAACGTCGACTACCTGGTTTTCAACGACGTGCCCAAGGCCGAGTTCGTTGAGGAGAACGGTGAGAAGTCGTCTTCCGGTGGCTCCTTCACCTCCGTTACCGCCGTGCCCCACAAGGCACAGGTGACGATGCGGTTCTCCGAGGAAGTGAAGTGGGCAGACGAGGACTACCAGCTTGGTGTGTTCCAGACGCTGGCCCAGGCTGGCTCCGACGCGCTGGCCCGTGCTCTCGACCTCGGTGTCATCCACGCCATCAACCCGCTCACCGGCTCCAAGGTGGCCGGGTGGAGCAACTACATTGGTGCGTCCACCAATGCTGTGACCGCCGACGCCAAGACCGACGCCGACGACCAGTTCCGCAACGCCGTTGGCATGCTCATCAACCAGGACAAGCCCGTCACTGTGACCGGTGCCGCCTTGGATCCGGCGTTCTCCTGGGAACTGTCCAGCCTCAAGGTGAAGGACGGATCGGGTGCCACCTCCCAGCCGCGCTACCCGCAGTTGGGCTTTGGCACCGACATCACCTCGTTCATGGGGTTGCAGACTGCCCAGTCCAACTCGGTGTCTGGCCGTCCCGAGGCGAAGGACACGCTGCTGCGCGCCATCGTCGGTGACTGGACCAATGGTCTGCGCTGGGGTGTTCAGCGCAACATTCCGGTGACCCTCATCGACCGTGGCGACCCGGACGGTCAGGGTGATCTGGCCCGCAAGAACCAGATCGCGCTGCGCCTGGAGATCGTCTATGGCTGGTATGTGTTCACCGACCGGTTCGCCCTAGTGAAGGCGGCTGCCCCCAAGCCTCCGTCCGGTGGCGAGGGCCGCTGATCATGACAGATATCCCGTTCGCCACCGTGTCTGATCTGGAGGCACGGTGGCGTGGTCTGTCGGAGGCAGAGCAGGCCCGTGCCGCCGTGCTTCTGGCCGACGCCTCCGCCCTCATCCGGGACACGGTTCCCGAATGGGGGCAGGTGTCGGAGCAGACGTTGCGTGCCATCTGCTGTGCCGTGGTGCGCCGCGCCATGAGCGTGGATGTCGATCTGCCCGATGGGGTGTCGAGTTTCAACGAGACCGCAGGGCCGTTCAGCCAGCAGATGTCGTTTGCCAACCCGACCGGCGACCTGTATCTCACTCGGGCCGAGAAGGCCCGGATGGGTGTGGGGGTGGCGACGGCGGCCTCCATCGACCTTGTGGAGCAGCCGTGATCGCCCGGCACACCGTCACCCATATTGCCCGCATCGACACCGATGGGCGCGATGCCCACGGCAACCCGATCCGCAGGTGGGCTGAGCCGGAGGTTCGCAAGGTGTTCGGCTGGCATCAGCTGACCGCCGAGGAGCTTGCCGAGCAGGGCATCAACCGGTCCACGCGGCGTCTGGCCGTGCTGGCACCGTGGCAGCCGTCCATCGGTGACCGGGTGAAGATTCTGGGCACCACGTTCGAGGTGGACGGGGAGCCGCAGGACTGGAATCACGGCCCGTTCGCCTTCCAGCCGGGCTACCGGTTCTATCTGGAGGTGTGGCATGGCTGAGATGCGACTGAAACTCCACCACGAGGCCATCCGCCAAACCCTCAAGAGCGACCAGGTAAGCGCCGAGGTGCATGGGTTGGCCGAGCCCGCCTGCGAGGCCGCCAACCGATGGGCGCAGGCCTATCAGGCGGGGCACCGGTCGGGCCAGCCGGGTCCGCATTTCAAGGTGGTCACCGAGCCGGGACGCAACCGTGCCCGCTACACGGTGCGGCCTGCCACCGGGTTCGGGGTGTGGCTGGTGTCCCACGATCCAGCAGGGTTCATGGCCTGCCTCGACAAGGCAAGGAGCACCCGATGATCGAGGCACTTCTTGTTGGGGCACTTAATCAGCCTCTGGCCGAGTTGGGCCATCCTGTGGTGACCGTGTCCACGGAGCTTCCCGTCGATCTGGATGGGGAGCATGTGCAGGTTCGTGCCACTGGCGGACCACCCATTCGGGATCTGGTTCTAGATGAGCGCACCGTCGCCGTGGTCTGTACTTGTCCCGATGCGGTTGACGCGGCACGTCTGGCTGACGATGTGCGCGTCGCCCTGGGCCGGCTGGAGGGCTACGCCGCCTCCGGGATGTATCTCACCTCGACTTCGTGCACCGCCCCGGCATGGCTGCCGGACCCCGACGGCCACCCCCGCTACACCATGTCCACCACCATTCTTGTCCACAACCCGAGAGCATAAGGAGTAATCATGGTTCAGGATTTGTCCACTGTCCGCATTGGGTCCCCTAAGGTGGGTGGCTATGCCGCAACCGCCCCAATGGACACTAAGCGCCCCACGAAGGCCCCCGATCCGCTGACCGGCTACATCAAGCTGGGCTACATCAATAATGATGGCGTGTCCATCAAGACTGATTTCGGCACCGACAAAATCAAGGACTGGAACCTTGACACTGTTGCCGTTATCCAGAAGAACTCTGAGGCCTCCATCGAGGTGACGTTCATCTCCACCGATATGGAAACCTGCAAGGCCCTGTTTGGCGAGGACGCGGTGAGCGTATCCAACGGCAAGGTGACCGGCATCTCCATTGACGGCCGGATCATGCCCCACAGGCGTTGGGCGTTCCTGCTGTCCGATGGTCAGGGCGAGGGGATCCTCGACATCGGCGATGGTCAGGTGACCGGTGTTGACGGCCTGGAGTTCAAGAAAGATCAGGCGATCGGTTTCAAGACGACCATCGAGCTGTTCAAGGACGAGAAGGGCAACTTCCTCACTTGGCATATGGCCGCTCCGGCTACGCCCGCACCTCCGAGCCCCTCCGGCTCCGGTTCCTGATCCCCCATAGTCCGCCCCCGGGTGTGGCTGACCGCTGCGACGCACCCGGGGGCACCCCTCATGCTCAAGGAGTTTTTGAATGTCTGATGTGACCGTTCTGCACGTTGGTGACCGTGATGTGGAGGTCGACGCCAACCAGATCACCGACCCCACCCTCGATGTGCTCGAGGCTCTGGGTGAGGCTGCCGAAACAAACTCGATCCTCGCCACCGTTCGGCTTCCGAAGCTGGTTGGTGTCGATACGACCGGATGGCGCCAGTCTGACCTGTTCAAGTTCGCCGATGCCTATGCGAAGGCTTACGAGGAGGCTGCGGAGTTGAGTGTCCCGGAATCCTCTGGCTCCGCCGACTGATCGCGGAGCACCGATCCGAGGTCGAATACGAGTGTCTGCGGTTGGGGTTGCGGCTTCGTGAGGCGTCCGGTGCCGGTTCAACCCGGTGGCGTGACGTGTTCGTCGCCTGCCGTCATGCCCCGGCTGGGTCGCCGCTGGCCGCCGTCTGTGACCCATACGCCGCCTGGACGGTGACGGAGCAGATTCAGGCGGCCCGATTCGACCAGTTCAACATGTTCTGGTGGTCCCTGGGTGGCAGCAAGGGGCGTAAACCCAAGCCGGTGCCCCGCCCGTGGGACGAGGACACCACACAGCATTACGGAACACCTATCACCCGTGCCGACGCTGATGCGATGCTGGCACGTCTCACCAGGGGGTGACCATGGCAACCGAGCTTGCGCAGGGATACCTGTCGTTGTCGGTGCGGTTCCAGTCCGGCGCGTTCAAGCAGATCGAGTCGTCTCTGGCTTCGACGCAGCGCGCCTCGGAGCGTACGGGGCGCACGATTGGCAGGCATCTGTCTGCCGGCTCCAAGGCTGGCACGACGGACGTCAAGGCGAATCTGAGTGCCGCCCAGTCGGCATTCGACCGTGCCTCCCGGGTGTCCCAGCGCGCCGGTGAAGCCACCCAGGCGGCGCAGCGCAAGGCCACCATCGCCACCCGTGAAACAGCGGAGGCCACCCGCAGGTATGGGGCCGACTCGCTGCAGGCATTGAAGGCGCAGGACCGTGAGGCCCGCGCCACCAAGGCCCTGTCGGAGGCCAAGCTGAAGGAGGCGTCGGCCTCCAAGGCGGCCTCGGATGCCGAGAGGAAGCTGGACGCCGCCAAGAAGGCATCCATCGGGCGCACCCCGAGGATGCTCCAGCCACTCAAACGGTCGCTGGCGAACTTCAAGAAAACGCTGCCGAACCCGTTCGAGGCGATGCCCCGCATGGCGCAGACCTCGGCTGGCAGGGCGGTGCAGACGCTGAACAGCCGTATTTCGTCCGGCATGGGGCGGGTGAATGCGACGGTATCCAAGGCGACCGGCGTAGCCTCCAAGGCAGCCATCGCCGGTGCTGGAGCAGCCACCGCAGGTGCCGTGGCCGGGGTCGGATTCGCCTTGAAGAAGGGCTTTGGCCGTCTCGAATCCATCGACAACGCCAAGCAGAAACTGCTCGGTCTGGGCAACTCCGCCAAGGATGTTGACCAGATCATGCAGGATGCAACCGCCTCGGTGAAGGGCACATCCTTCGGCCTGGAGGAGGCGGCCACCACATCGGCGATGATGGTTGCCACTGGGATCAAGCCCGGCAAGGAGTTGGCATCCACGCTGCGCACCGTCGCGGACACGGCGACGATTGCCGGAATGTCCATGGGCGACGCAGGCAAGATCTTCTCATCGGTGGCTGCCCGCGGCAAGCTGCAGGGCGATGACATGATGCAGCTGACTTCTGCCGGTGTTCCGGTGCTGCAGGCTCTGTCGAAGCATTTGAAGAAGTCCCAGGCAGACGTGTCAAACATGGTGTCGAAGGGGCAGATCGACTTCAAAACGTTCGCTGCTGCCATGGATGATTCGCTGGGTGGTTCGGCCGCCAAGTCGGGTGACACGTTTGCCGGCTCGCTGAAGAACATGGGTGCCTCGATTGGCCGCATGGGCGCAGGATTAATGCAGGGCGCATTCCCCCGGCTCGCCCCCATGTTCCAGGACCTCACCAAGTCGATGGCTCCGCTTGAGGAGGCGTCCAAGCGCGTTGGTGAACGCATCGGCAATCTGATGGCCCCCGCGTTCGACGCGATAGGACGCACCCTGCACGGTGGCGGTGCGGTAGCCGGTATTGGTCGCCTCAAGGATGCTCTGGGTGGCCTGTGGGACATCATTGCCCGCAACGATTTTTCGGGTCGTTTCGCCAAGGCGTTCAACGTCCAAGAGGATTCCGCACTGGTTGGCTGGCTGCTGCAGGTGCGCAACGGGTTCGCCGCCATCTTCGATCTGCTGGTGCACGGTCGCCTCGATGAGCGTGTCGCCACCATCCTCGGTGTGGACCCCTCCGACACCCTTGTCGTCGTCCTGACAGCGGTCCATGACCGGCTGGGTGCGATCCCGGAGGTGGCCGGTCGGGTGAAGCAAGCCTTCAAGGACATGTGGAGTGGCCTCGCCGTCACCGACGCCTTCGATGACAACGAAACCGTGGGCAAACTCACTGTGTGGCAGCAGCGTGGTGCCCAGCTGCGTGAGGGCATCTCCCGGCTGTGGGGCATGTTGAAGGATTTCGCCTCCGCAGCAGTGACCCTCGTCCAGGGTGTGTGGGCTGTCGCCGGTCCGGCGATCACGGCGGTTCTGTCCGGGATTGGCAAGCTCATCGGGAAGATGGTGGTGCTTGCAGGTGCTGCCGTGGCTGGTGTCGTGGTGGGCACGCTCAAGGTGTTGACGCCTCTCATGCAGAAGCTGGGTGGTTTCATGCAGCGTCATGCCGTGCTGTTGCAGGCCATAGCCGTGTCGGTGGGTGCTGCTGTCGGTGCGATCATCGCAGGCCGCAAGGCTGTGCTGGTGGTGGACATGATGGGCAAGGCGGCTGTTGGTGCGGTGAAGTCGTTCCGTGCGCTCAAGGAGGTGTTCCAGGGGTTCAAGACGACAGCCACGGCTGTTCGGGCATTCGCTGCCGCCAACCCGCTGGGGCTGATCGTCATCGCCGTGGCAGCTGTTACCGCCGGGCTCATCTACGCCTACACACATTCCGAGCGGTTCCGCAACGCCGTCAACGCGCTGGGCACCCATCTGAAGAACTTCGGTGCCATGGTGGGCCGTCAGACGGCGGCAATGCGTGAACATCTGCACAATTTCGGGACGGTGGTCAAGCACGGTGCCGACGTGGTGTTCGGTGGAATCCGCGGCGCATTCCAGGGCTTGTGGAACTGGGTGTCGAAGGTGTTCCTCGTCTGGTGGACCGGCCTCAAACTGCATCTGACGACGCCACTTGTCATCGCGAAAGCGCTCATCACCGGTAATTTTGGTGCGATCCGGGCGCAGTTCACGAAGATCTGGCAGTGGGTCAAATCGGTGTTTGCCCTGTGGTGGCAGACAGTCAAGCCGATCTTGGGCAGGCCGGTTGAGGCTGCTCGCGACATGATTGGCAAGGCGTTGGGCAAGATCAAGGGTTTCTTCTCCAGCGTCGGCAACTGGATTCGTGGCGCCTGGAACAGCTCGTGGTCCACAGTCAAGGGCATCATGGTTCGTCCGATCCATGCCGCCCGCGACGCCATCCACACCGCCTTGGACAAGATCAGGTCGTTCTTCGACGGCACCAAGAATGCCATCAAGAAGTCGTGGGACGGTCTGCGTGGCATCATGTCTGCCCCGGTGCGTTGGGTGGCCGATCGTGTCATCAACCCGATGGTGCGCTCCTACAACACGCTTGCCGGCAAGGTGGGCATGGGCAAGAAGCTCACGGAGTGGAGCTTCAAGGGGTTCCGTACCGGCGGCTACACCGGCAACGCGGGTGTGGATCAGGCTGCCGGTATCGTTCATGGCCGCGAATATGTGCTGACTGCCGAGGAGACCCACCGGCTGGGTGGCCCCGGTGGCGTGGAGGCGTGGAAGCGTGTCGCCCTGGGACGTGGCTACCGTGGGGGCGGCTATGTGTGGCCAACCACGTCTCGTCGCCTGTCGCCGAACTATCGCCGCCATTCCGGTGTGGACATTCCCGTGCCGACCGGAACACCCTTGTTTGCCACCGAGGACGGCACCGTCTCCTATGTGGGTACTGGGCGCGGTTATGGTCGGGCCATCTTCCTCAATGGCGCAGACGGGGTGCCGTGGGTGTATGGCCATACGTTGCGTGCCACAGTGGCGACTGGCACCAGGGTGCGGCGTGGTCAGCAGATTGGCCTGTCTGACAACACTGGTCATTCGACCGGTCCTCACCTTCACATCGAGGCGGCGCGGGGCAGGTTTGCCCAGCCGTCCAACCGTGCCTACACGTTGGGTCTGCTGGGCGGCTCCATGTCGCCTGCCGGTGGTTTGGGTTTGCCTGCCACCGGTGACAGGGAGGGTTATTTTGACCCGCTGGGCTGGCTGAAGGGCAAGATCGCCGGTCCGCTGGGTCGACTGAAGGAGCTGGGTTCCGGGTTCGGCCAGGTCGTCAAGGGCATGGCCACCAGTATCGGTGATGGCATGCTGGGTGCCGCCGGAAGGTGGGCCAAAGACATGGCGTCGAGGGCCTGGGATTCGGTGGCTGCCGGCGCCGGCAAGGGGCTTGCGCTGGTGAAGGGCGCTGGACGGATTGCACGTTGGGCACCGTTCGTGGAGCGTGCCCTGCGCGTGTCTGGTATCGGCGGCGGTCCGCTCGATGTGGCCTTGTGGCTCAAGCAGATCAAAACCGAATCCGACGGTAATCCGCGTCTGGTGCAGTCGTCTGCGCTGCGTGACATCAACGTGCGCCGGGGTGACCCTGCCCGTGGCCTCGTCCAGGTTCCCGGCGTCACCTGGGCAGACTTTGGTCGTGATATGGGTCCGTTCATCCCGAACGTCTATGACCCGTTCAAGAACCTCGTCGTGGGTATGCGTGCTGCTGGTCGTCAACACAGGCATTGGCGTCGTGTCATCGGCCACGGCCACGGCTATCTGCGCGGCGGACGGGTGATGGCTGATGAGTGGTCACCGGTGTCCGAGGATGGCCGCCCCGAATTGGTGGTGGGTCCGCAGATGGCCCAGCTGGCCGCCGGGACGAGGGTGTTCAACGCCGACCAGACGCAGCAGATGATGGGCTGGACCAGGCAGCCGACCACGTTCAATCTTTACGACCGTGATGATCGACTGCTCGGCTCCATGTATGGCATGGCGGTCGATGCCATCGCCGATCATTCCGACCAGCTGGCGAGGATGGGGGCGCGATGAGCCACGTCGAGTTGAAAAGCGACTATGCCGCGTATGTGAGTGAGAAGTACCCGTCGGAGCGGAACTTCCGCCGTCACACCTACGGCAAGGTGTCTGGTATACGCGGCAACCGGTGCTGGACGGTTCTATGGTTTGCCCAGCCGTTCCCGTCCTCGGGTGCCAATGTGTCCAAGGCAATCCTGACATTGAACATGGACGCCAGCCAGACCAACACGCATCGGTTGACCGTCGAACTGGCAGGCCCATGGTCGTGTTCCTTCTGGAATCTGGATTGGGACCATAAACCTGCCGGTGGTGGACACCGGGTGGATGTGTCACGCAGCGGTACGCTGCGCAGTGGTGACCGGTGGCAGATCGATGTGACCGAGGCCATGCAGGCGGTGGCCGACGGTCAACGTTTCTACGGCCTGCTGATCTGGTCCGATCTGGATATGGGTGCCGTCACGTTCAGTACCAATGGCGACAAGCGGCCGGGTCTGTCGATTGACTGGTGGACGAACCCTCTGACTCCCGGTGATTTGGAGCCGTCCTCTGGTGGCGTGGTGGGAACCAGCCGCCCGCTGTTGCGATTCTCCTATTTTGACCATGTTGGTGACACGTCGCTGGCTGCCGTGGAGGTGCAAACCGCCCTATCAGAGGGGAGTTTTGCGTATCCGTGGTGGGAATCGGGGCGTGTACCCACGTCGATCCCCCAATTCGACCTGTCTAAGGAGTCGGAATACCCGGGCCCCAATGATGGTGAGTCGATGTGGTGGCGTGTGCGCGTCCAGGACGGATCCGGCCTGTGGTCTGGCTGGTCACACCCCGCCAAATACGCCTACAAGCATCTCCCCCGGGTTGAGCTTCTCAACCCTGATCCGGCTCGAAAGGTGGTGACAGACCCCACCCCGCCGATCTCATGGGGGTACCACCCAGGTTCCGGCGGTGGTGAGGATCATTGGCGGGTTGTCGTGTCACGGTGGGTCGATGGCCGTTGGGTTCAGCTGTGCAGCTCCGGTGTGGTGCGTTCAAACGCCACCCGGTGGACACCGAATGTGCCTTTGCGTATCGGGGGCACCTATCAGGTGGTGGTGGATTGCTGGGACGGCATCGCCGAACGGGTCGCCACTCCCGGATATCTCGTCCACGGGCGGGCCTCAACCACCTTCACCTACACACCTTCATCGACGGTGCCGATGGTCGAGTCGTTGAAAGCCACACATTCACGCACCTCGCCGTGGGTGTCGATGCGTTGGAGCAGACCCGACATGCCGGATGAATGGATCATCTCGGTGGATGGCCGTCAGGTGCAGCGCCGTAGCCAGGCCCCCGACGGTGGCGCCGTCTATTCCGGCTCGGTTCTGGTGGCCTCCGGCCCACATGAGGTCCAGATCCAGGCCGTGGGTGATGGTGGGGCCTCCCGTCCACGCACATACAAGGTTGATCGTGACATTTGGGCGACGTGGCTTGTGGATCGTGACACCAAGGATGCGGTGGCCGTCGTCAACGACATCGACCACGACATGACCATGCCGGAGACGACAGCCACCCATGCACCGCTCGGGTCACAGCGCACCGTCGTCGTCACATCATCCCAGCACGGATATGAGGGGAAGGTGGAGGGGATGCTGGTTCCCGTCCCAGGTGTCGAGGAAACCCCACCTGCATGGCGGGAACGACTGCTGGCATGGAAACCGCAGTCGGGGCGCGTATTCGACCTTGTCATCGAGGACTATGTGCTTCCGGTGTGCATCTCCGATGTGCAGGTGACCTCGGTCAACTCCCATGCGGGCCGCCTGTTCAAGGCGTCTTTCGCGTTCCACCAGGTGGACGATTTCACGTTTGCGGGTGATCCCGCATGATGCCGCTCCACCTGTCAGAGGAGGATCGCAGGCGCTTCGAGGACGGTTTGCGCCACGACCACCGCATACGCATTCTGGTGAACATTCTCGACCGAGACCATCTGGTTCAGGCGTCGGCATCCGACGTGGTGTTGTCGGGTCAGGTCGATGTGGACATCACCGCCGACGTGTCACGAACCTGCTCGTTGGAGCTACGCGACCCGGGCAACAAGCTGGGTTTGGATACCCCGGGCCCGGCGGCGGCCGCCTCGTTTGCCGACCGCATGATTCAGGTGCATTACGGGGTGTGGTCCTCCGACTTTCCACGCTGGATCAACGTTCCGGTGTTCACCGGGCCGATCACGTCGATGCGCCGCAACGGGGAAACCGTTTCCCTGAACGCCCAGGGCAAGGAGTGCCTGCTCACAGAGCCACAGTCACGCAACTGGAGATTGCCCGCCGGATACCGCAAAACCGATGTGATCAAGCGTGTGCTGATGGAGTCTGGCGAGAAGTTCTCCGAGATCACCCGCTGGTCTGACAGGCTTCCAGCCCAGTGGCAGTGCCTGTCGAATGAGGCCCCGTGGCCGAAACTGCAGCAGCTGGCCAATTCGCTGGCCTCCCGGGATCATGGCACGGACCCGCTGCTGTTCTACAACGGCACCGGGTATGCCAAGCTCAAATCTTTCTCGCGGCCGCCGGTGTGGACGTTTCGCCGTGGCGTGGACATCGTGTCCGAGCCGGAAATATCCACCGACCTGTCGAGCATCCGCAACATGGTGGTCGTCTACGGTGGGGTTCCCAAAGGTGGAAAGAGGGGTGTGCATGCCCAGGTGCAGCTGCCCGCCTCGCACCCCCTGTCGCCGCAGTCGCTGGCCCGGGGTGGGGTTCCTCAATATTTGCGCGAGGAGGTGTCCAATGACCAGATCGTCTCGGTGCGTGATGCGAAACAGGCCGCCCAGCAGCGCCTTGACGCACTGTCGTGGGCTTTCGTGGACCTGCAGTTCGATGCGCTCGTCATCCCTCATTTGGAGCCGAGGGATGTGGTGCGCGTGGACAACGGCGACTGGTCGTGGAACATGCAGCTGCAAAAGTTTTCGATACCGCTGAGCGCCGATGGAGCGATGAGCGTGGGGCGTCACACCCATCTACGGCAGATTGCACGCAGCAAAATCAGGGGGCGTTGATGGAAACCGGAATGGTGCGCATGGTGACCACCATTGAGGCGGGGTGCGTCGTAGACAACGGTCACACCGGGGGCGCGTTGAGTTCGTGGAACGGGGGCGATCTCAACCCGAATGGTGGTGTGCTCACTCCGGATGATGGCAGGACGCTGCTTACCTACACAGGGTTTGTGGTCGAGTCGTATGACTCTATCGATGGGGAGACTACCTATGACGTGTGGGATATAGAGTTGGCCGATGGCGCCCCGATCGATGAGGTGACGTGGGATGAGTCCGGGGAAACGTGGATGCAGGAGTGGCCACCTCGTGTTGACATGGTCGCCGATGTGCTCTTGTCCGACGGTGACGATGTCCAGGCTGTCGTGCCTCACAGTTTGCGTGCCGTCATGGCTGATGGGGCACGCGAGGAGGACACCGGCGAAACAGTCAACATTGATTTTGTCGATGGGCAGTGGACCATCGTTGACATCATCGGCCGCAAGGCGACGATCGTGGGGTCCGCCATCGATGAGCAGACCAAGATCGAGATCGCCTCGGCATCGGGGGCCAATCGCAACACCTACTCCACCCGTGCCCCGGAGGGCAACGGCGACAAGCCGGGAGACGCGTGGTTTCAGCTGGCCGATGGTCACACCATAGGCATGTGGCACTGGGACGGCAGCGCTTGGAGGAAGGATGTCATCGACGGCACATCCATCGCCAACCTTGACGCTGGCACGATCGTGTCCGGGTCCCTGTCCGGCATCGACATCTACTCCCCCTCCCCTGAGGAGACCCCCAGGGTGCATATCGGATCGTCCACGCTTCAAGTGGTGCGCTCCGACGGTGAGGATGGCGAGATGGCCACCATCACCCTGGGGGGACCAACAGACGACCAGATGATGCTCTATGGCGCCGATGGTGAGCCGGCAGCTGGCTTCACCGCCGACGGTGGCGGCGTGGCTACCAGTTTCGATGTGGCTGACACGTTGACCATCGGCGGTGAGGATCTGATGGGGATGTTGGCTCGTCTGCCGCGCGGTATCATCGCCCGGCGACATTTCGCCGACAACTCACCTATCGCCAATCTGCAATTTGGCGACACTGAGCTGGGAATTTGGGAGTTCGCTTTCGACATGCAGGCGGACCGGCTGTACCGGTTTGGCATTGCGTCCCGCCTGTGGACCAGTGCTGCCATGCCTTTGGTATTGCGGCTGCGCTGGGAGGTGGGGGGCAGTCCATCGACACCCACCATTGGGTCCACGGCGGTGGACGTGGGTGTCCTCCAAGTCCCGTCGCGAGGCGCAGGGTACGTGGAGTGGAGCTCCATGCTGCCCCCTGCGGTGCAGGACACGTCGTGTCGCCTGCTGTTGACGGCCCAATCAGCAGCGAAAGGCGAGTATGGGTACTTTTTTTCTTCCGACGTCAACACCTCTGACATGTGGGTGGAGGACATGGGGACGTATCTGTCCGATGCCGATGGGCAGTCGAATGCGGGCGGTGGCAAACCATACCGGGGATCCGCCCCGGCTCCGACACCATCGACACCGCCGGAGAAGCAGTACACGTCGAGCTGGAACGCCGCTGGAATCCGGTCGTGGCGTGGGGCGGCATACACCACCGACTACCTGCAGCAGGGCTACTACGGCGGACATGCCAGGTATTCGGTGATCTTATGGGACGGCTCCATTGCCGCAGCACTGGCCCATTCGCATGTCCAGTCCATGAAGGTGTTCCTGAAAAATGTGTACTGGTATGGCGGCAAGGGTCGTGCGCGGATAGGCATGTATCGCGGCACTGGTGGTGTTCCCGGCTCACCTCAAACCTCAGGTGGTAGCGCATTCTGGTCGCCTGAATGGAACTCCGGTGCTGGCAAATGGGTTGACCTTCCACGCAGTTGGTGGGGGCCGATAGCGCGTGGCGAGGTGCATGGAATCACGCTGGGTGAGGGTGTTGGCGGCACCACGACGGGTGCCTACGGAAAATTCACCTATGCCAACTACCAGTGCATTCTCAAAACCACATACACGAAGTGAGGTAGGGGCCGTGAAGGTTGATCTGTGGTCGAATTTCGGCTTAGCGGTGGCGGCTGTCCTGACGGCGCTCGCAACACTGGTCGGTGCGATTGTCCAGTCGATAAAGACTCGTGAGGACATCCGCTCTATGCATCGCCAACTCAACCATGAGGTGAAGCCGAATCACGGCGGCTCGCTGCGTGACTCGAACGACCGCATCGAGGAGAAGCTGGGGGCGATCAGCACCGCACTGGACGGTCAGGAAACGTCGCTACACCGCCTGGAGGAGCACCAGCGTGGCATGGCGAAAGACATTGGCCGGCTGGCCGACACCGACATGGATTTGCGCCGGGACGCCCACGATGCACACACCCGGCTCGATGACCGAATCGCACGCTTGGAAAGGGGCACACGATGAGCATTGTGAACGATCCGACCGAGATGTCGGATGAGGAGTTGTCGGAGGCGATCAGGGTGCTGCTCGATGAGCAGTCACGTCGGGCGATGGTGGCCGCCATGCCCAGACAGATCCTGGATGACATCGCCGCCTATCAGTCGATGGCAGGTATCTCGGCTAGGCGCGCCCAGAAACCGGATGGCACGTGGCCGGAGTGGGTGCAGCCCACATCGGCGGTGGACGCCTATCCGAAGGATGCGCATGTCTCCCACAACGGCAAGGTGTGGTTGTCGTTGACGCCTGCGAACGTTTGGGAGCCGGGTGTGTCGGGCTGGCGCGCCGAGGCCACCCCCGACGGGCATGGCGATGTGAGGCCTGCCGACTGGGTGCAGCCCACCGGTGCCCACGACGCCTACGGCAAGGGTGACCGGGTGATGTTCAACGGGGACGTGTGGGAATCCACCATCGATGCGAACGTGTGGGAGCCCGACGTCTACCCGGACGGCTGGAGAAAGGTTGAACAGTGACATATGCAGCATGGTTTCCGCCCGCCAACCGGACGGCACAAAATTATGAGTCAGCCGTGCCCAGGCCCAAACAGCAGAAGATCAACGTGCTGGTGTTGCACACGACGGAGGGTGGTGGCTGGCCGGGGTTCGGGGGTGGACGCAAGGCGCCGAACCTCACCCTGAACTGCACCAGTGGGAGGCCGCAGTGGAGGCAGCATTGGCCTCTGCCGTGTGCCTCGATGGCGTTGCGGCAGCCGTCTGGGTCGCCGTCGACCAACAGGATGAACGTGTGCCAGGTGGAGCTGGTGGGCACCGGCGGCTGGGCCACCACCGCCAACCGTCACCGCGAGTACACGGTCGGGGGTCCTCACACGGATTGGACCCGGCCCGACGACATGATGCTGCGTGCCGTGGCCGATCTCATCGCATGGCTGCACCGGGAGTGGGAGCTGCCCTTGACGGCCCCGTGGCCGTTCGGGGATTGGACGGGCAACCACAACCATCGCATGACCGCGGCTGAGTGGTCACGGTTCACCGGGGTGTGTGGCCATCAGCATGTGTGGGGCAACGACCACACCGATCCCGGCGCCTTTCCTATCGCCCGCTGTCTGGCGATGGCACGTGGCGGCTCCACGCCTGTCCCCCGCCCTTCCCCTGCAGCCCCGAAACCCGAACTGATCGACCCAACCGAAGGAGAAGATGACATGCATGGTGCATGGTATTTCCCGAACCCCCGAGACAAGAACACCCGCATATACTTGCTGTTCAACGAGACCAGCGGATTTTATCATGAGTTCTCCAACGGCACGGGTAGGGGCGCTTTGTCGTCTGGCTATGTGAATCCGATCGCCAAGAACTGGGACACGAGGGCGTGGCCTGAGATCACCGCTGCCCACGCCAAGGCTGTCAAGCACGGCTGCGACCTGGTGCGCAAGGGGGCCTGAACATGTGGCAGATCGACAAGACGATTCCTCTGTCTGCACGCCGCTGGATCTACGGGATCGCCACCGCTGTGATTCCGCTGCTGATAGCCTACGGTGTGGTCGATGATCAGACCGCCCCGCTGTGGGTGGCCCTGGTGGCTGCCGTGCTGGTGCCAGGCATGGCGACGGCTGCGACGGTGCCGTCGAACGCCTCGGTGGTGGTCGAGCCGTCCGATGACCCCCAGCCGGAAGCCGTCGAGGATGGCCCTGCCGTGATCGACGAGGAGGCCCCCAGACATGCAGTCGGGCCCTTTACTGCCGAGTCCTGAATGACCCTCTGACCCTCACCGAGGATCACTTTCCCCCGGGATGCCCATTCGGGTGTTCCGGGGGTCTTTTTGTGTCTCGGGAGCGTGTTCCACCCAATCGCTCACTTTTTGTGATCGTTTCCGTCAACGAGTTGACACAGTCTGTCAGAGATGGCAGCATTAGTCATGTCAGCAAGACAAAACCCCCGCGAGGTTGCAGCCTCCGGGGGCACGGACAGAGAAAGGACCTCTGACATGACCGACCATATCATCGCCAGCAATTTCAGCTCACTCACCAACAGCGCCGGGCACGTGACGGAGCTGGATCCATTCGACCTGACGGCCTGCGTCGGAGATTTCGCCAGCGAGTTCGACATGGATGCCATCAATGACGACTACTACGGGGCCTGCTGTGAGGCCCTGGCGGCGATCCGGCCCGAGTGGAGCCTGCTCAGGGATGCCGAGGTCATCGGCCCGGTCGACTCCCCCGACCTGGACGAGGATGAGAGGGCGGCGCTGAGTGAGCACCTCGACACCATTGATGTGACCGCCATCCTCCAGCGCCACACGATCTGAGCACGACGCCCAACCGGCCCGGGGCATCGCTGCCCCGGGCCACCCCGAAAGGACGATCATGAGTGAGATTCATTTGACGGGCGTTCGCAGCGGTCGCGCAGGGGTCATGCGCGGCAGCCACGACCTCGGACAGGTCACCCGCATCAGCTGGCCGGTCCAGCGCGCCAACGGCGAGGTGGACAGCGAGCGCCGCTGGGAGGCACGGGCGCCGTGGCAGATTGCCCAGGTCAACGCCTACGGCTACCCGGCGTTCCGTACTCGCGCCGAGGCCGTCGCCTACCTCGCCGAAACATACTGACCTAACAGTATGGGCCTCCATTGGCCGGAGGCCCACACTTTTCCTGAGAGGAGAACTGATATGGCATCACCGACGATTCACGCCGCGATCCCCGAGGAAGTGGCCGAGTGGATCATCCGCCGCGAGGAGCTGAGGCAGGGCGCCCAACCCTTGTCGAGGGCATCCGTCTCGGAGCTGCAAACCTTCCACGACATCATGACCGCCGAGCTCGCCCGCCATCGCTGGAGTCTGGCAGAGCTGGAGATCATCGCCCGATCCACGATGGGAACCCCGCCCGGCCCCGGCGTGCCAACCACCGTTGGTGCGATGTTCGCGGCGGTCTACGACGCACGCCGCCTGGGAGAGGTGGCCGACGACGAGGCCACGACGGCGCTGCTGGACAAGCTTGGCGGCCTGTCTCCCGCCAGTGACGTGGCCTTGGAGTATGCGGTGGCCGCGTGGTGGCGCGATGACCACCAGAACACGGCCGCCGACTGGGCCACCGTCGGAATCATCGTCAACAACGACTGACCCAGCCACATGACCCCCGGAGCCGCCTTGGCGTCCGGGGGTCTTTTCGTGTCTCGGGAGGCAGTTTCACCGGTGTCAGATGTTCTACCAATGTTCTACCGATTTTTCGGTGACCGGTGTTTGCCCTAGTCAAATGGGCATAGAAAGCTCCCCCGACTGGACTCGAACCAGTAACCCTCTGATTAACAGTCAGATGCTCTGCCAATTGAGCTACAGGGGATCAGCACTGCAAGCGCGAGACATCACTATAGACCCCTCCCTAGGCTCAATGCAAAACGAGGTCCATGAACATGCCTCTGCCCTTGTCATGACGCAGTTTTCAATGGCTCTCCCACCGTCCTTTGAGATCCTCGGAATGTTCCAGGACCAATTGTTTGGTTTCGGGGTCGCTCAGGTCGGCCTCCCCCACGGCCATGGCCGTCCACAGGATCGAGGGATCCCGTCGGCCCAGTGCTCCGGCGCGGCGGCGCCCAGCAACAACGACTCGCCCGCCGGGGACATCCACCCCCTCCTGACACAGGATGGTGGCGTTGACCTGACTCTGGAAAACCCCGAGGATGTCGCCAGGTTGATCCATGATGATCCTGACCTCACTCTGGTCGAGAACCATCCACCACAGCGCCGACTTCTCCTTGTGCCAGCCACCACGGATGATCTCGTGCCAGGCCACCGCCCCAGGCTCAGCCTGCTCGGGCACGACGACCAGCCCTTCCTCAACGGCAATGACGGTGACAGGGCCGTCCATCCGACCGTGGCCCCACGCAAGCACCTTCACCATCGACTGGCCGAGAACCTGCCTGGCCGCCGCCATGACGTCGTCGCCGGGGCGTGACTTCCTGAATAGTCCCATGGACCCATTGTGGCTCAT